ATGGAACAGACAGAAGCAGCATTACAGGTAGCAAAAGGTATCAGCGAGTATGGGATCTTGGTGGTCATAGCAGCTTTTTTCCTCGTATTCGCCATAGGAGTATTAGTGTGGAACATGGTATCTTACAAGAATCTGACAGAACGTATCTTTACAGAATTTGGTGAGAAGATTACTGATGTACAGGAGAAGGCAAATAAGAATCTCGAAACCATGGTTGATATTGCAGAAGGTTTGATTCCGGAAACACAGCTCAGGATAAAGAATACCAGCAATGTCTATTTTGACTTGGCCACAGAAAAGGTTTGCCGATTGATCAAGAGAGTTCGGGAAGAGAACCATATTGCAGACAGAGAGGCTACAGCCCAGAAGATACGTACATTACTCACGAATCTGTATCAGGATAGAAATAGTCGGTTTGATAGCTATCATTATCGTGGTAAACGGCTATCTGAATATACGAATCCGGATTGGGTGGAATGGGTGGCCAAGGTAGTAGAAGGAGAGCTCTATAATGAATCAGGAGCCAACAACAAACGTGCATTCACGAATGTTTCTGCTGTTTATGAGAATATCAAGTTGGATTTTTATCATCGGTTAAATGGTTGAGAAAATGAGAAAGATTAATCGCAAAATAAATTTGATCGTGATCCACTGCTCGGCGACCCGAGTTGATAAGGATTACACGCCGGAACAGTTGGAACGTGACCACAAGGCCCGTGGGTTTAACTCTGCCGGGTATAACTATTATATCCGAAAGAACGGCGAAGTCGTACTGATGCGCCCGTTGGAAATTATTCCGGCCCACGTGACAGGATACAATAAAAATTCGATTGGTATCTGCTACGAGGGTGGTTTGGATGCTGACGGTAATCCTGACGATACCAGGACGGATGCGCAGCGGAGTGCCATCGTGGAACTATTGCTTAAACTGGTAGCTCAGTTTCCGGACAGCCGTATCTGTGGCCACCGTGACCTATCGCCAGATCTGAACGGTGATGGGAAGATCACACCTAACGAATGGACCAAGATGTGTCCTTGCTTCGATGCGGAAGAGGAATATAAGAATATTTGAAGTTATGAAAGCTTGGCAAGCTATACTCATCATATTGTTAACTGCAATAATATGTTCCGTAATTGGTTTCGGCTATGGGCGACAGGGAACATGTGGTTTCACGCCTGTAGCTGATACCGTCCGCATCCGTGATACGATTCGCGACAGTATTCCTTATCCCGTGATCGAGACCGTCGTGCAGGAAATACCAGAACTGTTCCCTGTTTATATAACCTTGGGTGGTGACACGATCCATGATTCGATCTATATTCCTGTACCCATATCGCAGAAGGAATACCAAACAGAAAATTACCGTGCCTGGGTATCCGGTTATAAGCCGTCATTGGATAGTGTATGGGTTTACCCCGAGAAGATTATCATCCGGGAGAAACCTCGCAGATGGGGTATCGGTGTGATAGCCGGTTATGGAATCGGACGGGATGGATTGTCTCCTTATGTTGGAGTTGGTGGATATTGGAGGGTGTGGTAGTTCTGACTAAATTTTTGTTGTATTTCTAATATTATCTGTATATTTGTGCATAATAAAAGGAGAATTTAATATGAGTAACAGAGATTATGTACATAGTATTCTTGTAAAGGGGTTGATAGAGAATACACAAATAGGAAGTTTTGGATTTTCAAAACATGATATTTTAGGATGGGGCAAATTATAGATCCTAAGCTGAAAGATGGAGGAACTGTTGGTAGAATGATTAGTAAATTAGTTACAGATGGATATATCCGTAAAATGAATCCTGGTAAAAAACCTATTTTTTTTGAACGGATAAAATAGGAATTAGTGTATTTTGGACTAATTCTATCAAGATAAAGTTGTATGGCCATAATCTGAATTATTTGGAACGAAAGAAGAAGTTCACCTTTTGGATAGATACAGTGTTAATAATAGGGAAGAAGGTTACAATTAATCCATGAAATCAAGTGGCGGTTCTTGAAAAAATCCAACAGCAATGTGAATATAAGGCCAGATGATCCATTATGAAGATCTGGCCTTTTTGTTGATATGACGAGTCCTTTAATATATAAACGCTCTAAAATTGGGGGTGGGATCGTGAGAGTCGGTAGGCTTTATCTCTTAATTCATTTAAGTTCATAGCAGCTTCCTTTTCTTTTCAATAATCATCTCTGCAATCTTTCCGTATGGATACGACGTAAGACAGTCTCTCATTTCTTTCGAAATATCGTTTCTCCAGTATCCTGAATTTAATTCATCACATATTTCATTATACAATTTATCAAATAGTGATTTATTCCTTTTCATCCTACCAGGATGCGTCATCCAGCCAAACAACTGCATAAAACAATTCTTTATTTCTTCTTTTTTTGTCGGGATATTTATTATTAATGTTTTCATTGTTTAATCCTCCCATCCTTTTATTACTGTTAAATCTATAAACCAGTCTCCTATTATTGGTATCGCATAATGGTATTGATTTACGAATCTAATTTCAGGTTTAGCTATTTCAATAAAGTTTCGATCTATTTCCTCTCCAAAACTATATTTACTGATTTCTTCCAAAAACTGTTTGCATAAATAATCTGGGTGCTCGTAATTTAAGTTCCAGCGTACTGCAATTAAATCTAAATCAT